ATTTAGGTTCCTTAGGTATCTTATTAGCATCATTAACAGCGTTTATTTTCGGATCCTGGATCGATGATCTTGTTTTCGAAGGTATCAAAAAAGCCACAAACAGAGGTAATGACAATACATTCAAGTTTGTCTGCAGAGCCGTTGGTTCTTCATTAGCAGGTGAATTAGTCGATAGTATTATCTTTATTCCATTATTATATTTATTCACAAATGCGTTCGGTTCTACAATTACTAACTTCTGGCAATTATTAGCCATCGTTGGTATTCAAGCAGGTATTAAAACTTTATATGAATTAATTATTTCTCCATTCACTGCATTCTTAGCGAGAAAATTAAAGGCATATGAAGCCAATAGACAATAATGAAATAATTGGTTTAATAGCATCAGTATTAATCGTGTTCTCGATGGTGTTTAAAACAACTACCTTCAAGGGCACGATTATGATGCGTATATTAAATTTACTAGGAAGTGTATTTTTTATCATATACGGTTTTTTACTACCGGCTTATGCAACGGCTATTACTAACTGTTGTGTATTCGCATTGAACGTATTTTACATCATTAAAGAAACTTACGATCGGAGGAAAGCAAATGAGCAAAGCAGTCGTACTAAGTAGTGGCGGTGTCGATTCAACAACTTGTTTAGGAATCGCTATTAAAAGATTAGGAAAAGAAAACGTATCAACGTTATCAATATATTACGGACAAAAACACGAAAAAGAATTAGAATGTGCACGTAAGGTCGCCGAATATTACGGTGTTAAACATTACGAAATGGATTTATCGGAAGTTATGAAATTAAGTAACTGTTCGTTATTAAAACATTCAGATCAAGAAATTGAACACAAAACATATTTCGAACAATTAAAGGAAACTAACGGTAATCCAGTAGCAACATATGTGCCATTTAGAAATGGTTTATTCCTAAGTTGTGCAGCTGCCATGGCTTTATCAATTTATCCAAATGATCAGATCTCATTATATTGTGGTATGCACGCTGACGACGCTGCTGGTAATGCCTATCCAGATTGTTCACAAATTTTTAACAAACATATCAACTTGGCTATTTATTACGGATCTGGTAAAAAAGTCCGTGTTAAGAGTCCACTAGTTAAATTAAATAAAACACAGGTTGTTTATCGTGGTTTACGATTAAAAGTACCTTATCACTTAACCTGGTCCTGTTATGAAGGTCACGATAAAGCATGTGGTAAATGTGGTACTTGTATCGATCGTTTAAACGCTTTCAAAAATAACGGTGTGGAGGATCCAATCGAATATGAACAATAAAGCATATGAAACATTCGTCGCATCGAGCGCGTCACCGAAATACGATAGAAAACTGGCCGTTATCGGATTAATGGGTGAAGTCGGTGAATTAGCCGATGTAATTAAAAAAGAAACAATCTATGAAGATATGTCTAAGTTTGAAGAAAAGTATGGTATGTCTGTTAGAGATAAGATTATCGATGAAGTGGGCGATTGTATGTACCAACTGACATTAGTGTTAGTTAAATATGGAACGTCACTGGATGAAATTATGGAAAAGAATTACGATAAGTTAATGAAAAGACACGGCGGACAAGGAGTAGCGAAAGATGGCGGAAAACGTTAAAGTAAAAGACAACATTAATCCAGAACATTATAAATGTGGTAAAATGGAAGTTATCGATATTATGATCGATCAGCTTTCACCAGAGGAATTTAAAGGTTTCTGTAAAGGTTTAATTATTAAGTATTTGTGCCGTGCAGATCATAAAAATGGTTTGGAAGATTATAAAAAGGCACAATGGTATTTAAATAAGTTAGTCGAGGTAATGAGTAAATGAAATTCTGTAGTATTACACCGTTAAAAGACGTTGATTTAATGTATGAAAACGAATATGTAATGTTATTAGCACATTTAAGTAAAATCGATGAAAGATACGTCACTTTTGCGCAAAATAGCAAACGTTACAAAATTATGGACAATTCCATTATTGAATTAGGATCAGCGTTTTCAATGGAAGATCTTATTAACGAAGCAGTTAAATGTAAAGTTGACGAGATTATTCTTCCAGATGTGTTTCAAGACGGTCCAAAAACAATCGAAGCGGTTAATAACAGTATTCAGTGGTTAAAGGATCACGGTTTAATTGGTCATTTTAAATTAATGGCTGTTTGTCACGGTAACGATATTATTGAATTAATCGATACATTTAAAAAATTAATTAAGATCCCAGAAGTCGATGTTATCGGTATTCCGAAGGTTATCACAACCTGGACTAAGAATCGTGTAGAGTGGGCCGATTATATGGCGCATTTTACCGATAAAGAAATTCATTTATTGGGATGCTGGGAAAATTTAAACGAAATCAAACAAATTAAACCAGAGACTAAGATCCGTTCAATGGATACGTGTATGCCGGCGTTAATATCGATCTATAATATGCGTACGTTCGATAACAGAAAAGGTCGTAAAATTGATCTGGAAAAAGACGAGGTTAATATCGAAAAGTATCGCAAAGTGATGAAAAATATAAACCGTATTTTAAACTAGTATATAATAATATTGAAGATAATATTTCACAAGAACTCTCCTGTCAGCTACAATCTTTTTCCCAATCAGTGAGGTATTATCTTCTTATTTTTTACGGAGGAACTATGTTACGCGATTACCAACAGACAATGTATAACGAAATACGCAAACAGTTATGTATCTATAATTCTGTATGCGGCGTTTTACCTTGTCGATCTGGTAAAGCATATATTATGAAACAAATATGCGACGACGCGGAACGTAAAGGATCTAACGTACTCGTTTTAACACACCGTCGTTTGTTACTTAAACAACATAGTAAGTTAATTAAAAACGTTAGATTCGAAACTCCGTTTACAGAAGTTAATCACTTGGGTGAACACGGTAGAGTCGATTTAATTATTATCGATGAAGCACATATATCAGGTGCGGAATCATACCGTCGAATCTGTGAATACTATAAATGTAAGAAAATTTTATTTACAGCCACAGCGAAACGATTAGACAACAAACCGCTATTATGTGATTACATTATTAACGGCGTTTCTGCTGATGAACTAATTAAACGTGGTTATGTATCCGATTACGATTTATATGCACCGAAGTTAAATATCGATTTATCGCAGGTTTCTATGTCCGGTGCTGATTTCAATAACGAACAGTTAGGTGAAACAATGTGCGATCGTAAAATTTACGGTGACATTATTAAATACTATCGGGAACTCGCTGACGGTAAACAATCAATCGCATACTGTGTTAACATTAAACACAGTAAATCAATATGCGAATTATTTAATTCAGTTGGGATCCCGGCAGTACATATGGATGCGTCTACCAGTGAAAACGAACGCGATCAAATTATGGAAGATTTCCGTAACGGTAAATACACAATACTGTGTAACTGTAATTTAATTAGTGAAGGTATTACACTACCAGAATGTGACTGCTGTTTACTATTACGACCGACACAATCGGAAACACTGTACATTCAGCAGGCTTGTCGATGTTTAACACCGCGCGAGAATAAACGGGCAGTTATTATCGATTACGTTGGTAATGTATACACACACGGAATGCCAACTGAAAAACGCGAATATACACTGTCAAATACTGTACGCGTTCGTAATCCTTCGAGAGAACCAGATTTGCTTGTTAGACAATGTAAAAACTGCCTTAAAGTATATAAAGGTAACGGACCTATTTGTAAGTATTGCGGCTTTGACAACGGAAAAACTAGAAAACAGATCGAGGAAGATAAAAAAGCCGAACTCGAACGGATCACAGAAATTAAGAGAAAACAAGCACGTATGGAAGTCGGAATGGCGAAAGATTTAGAATCATTAATTAATATAGGGATTAAAAGAGGATACAAAAATCCAAGGTACTGGGCACAGCAAATCCTGGATGCAAGATTTAGAAAATATTAGAAATATATATGAAGAAAAAGAAGTATTTATTAGCATGGAAAACACATATAAGATTTAACGGAAATCGATTCAGAGATTGGTTCTGTTACTATTTTAAGTTACCGTGGGTATTATTATTTAAGAGGTAAGTTGTGTTATTTTATAGTGTTTTATGTTCTGTTTTATTTATCGTGTTAATAATACTATTATGGCTGTTTTACAGGTGGTATGAAAATTTATGAGATTTACCGTATACAACGTAGAAACACAATTATATGAACTGGATAATCACGGAATTGAATTCCTAGAAAATGTGATTCAGAAATTAGGCATTATTGAAGATATGATGGATGAAGCAGGAATAGATAGTTTAAGGGAGTTAAAAATATGGATGCAAAACGAAACGAAAAATTGTTAGAAATCTTAAAACGCTGTCCGTTTGTGCTGGAAACCATTAACAATAACGTACACAGTGAAGAATACAATAAACGTTATGAATGGGGTACGATTACAGACGACGAACTCGCATTAGTTAAGGAATGGTTATTTGATGAAACGAAACAGAGAAATGAATAAATATTATAAATACTGTTTAAAAGATTTAGATAACATTCTCGGTGAATGTGACGCCGGTTTATTGATAGCTACTATTCTTAAACTAATTCACGCTATGCAGAGAGATAATGTGTTAAATTTACGTACAATGGAAATTAAATTTAACGATTATTTCAGTGCTAAATGGGATTTCGACGAAGGAGATTACGTCAAATGACACCGGAACACAAAATTATGAATGAAATCCGTTTATGGTGTGGACAGAACGACATACTCTGTTTCCGCACTAACGTCGGTCGTGTAAAATTACCTAACGGATACTATTTCGATACCGGTTTACCAGAAGGATTTCCTGATCTGTTAGTGCTATATAACGGTACTGTATATTTTGCAGAAGTTAAAACACCAACAGGTAAACAACGTCCGGATCAGATTAACTTTATGAATATATTACGCGAACGCGGATTTATATATGAAGTCGTTCGATCAGTTGACGATGTTAAACGAATGTTAAATTTAATATAATTAAATCGAGGTGATATATATGGACGATGAAATTAAACAGTGGATAACCGTTAAAGGTAATCATATTCCAATTAAAGAAGGTCAAACAGTCGAAGAAGCAATTGCGGAACGATTTGATTATGAAGATGAAGAAGTTAATTTAGAAACCGATGATTTAGATAAGGATGTGGAGTTAGTCACAACCAGATATGTTTTGGAAGGTTTTGGGACTATCAACCCGTTAGCATACGAAAGATTAAAAGGTGAAGGTAAAAACGTTTATATCGAAACAGAACGTACACCAATCGATAATCTTCCTTATGCTAAATTAAATAAACGTGAGGATTATAAAACTGCAGCAAGTAAGGTTAACCCGCTATTTAAAACCGGCGATTATGAATGGACATACAACTGTCAGAGATGTGTAGTCGCTTATGAAATGCGTTTACGCGGATATGATGTTACTGCTAAACCACGATTACCGAAAGATGAAGATACGATATTCCAAATCGGATCCAAATGGAGTGAATCATTCGAAGGTTTCAGCTGGGAGAGTCCTGGTTATTATTCACCGGGGGATAATGCATATTCAGCAGAACTTTTAGAACGCGATATGATTAAACAAGGTGAAGGTGCCAGATTCGTAATGTGTATTCAATGGCGTAAACATTACTGGCAGGATCGTGCAGATGGTCACGTGCTAATTGGTATTGTTAAAGATCATAAAGTCGTTTACTATGATCCACAATCAGGTAAAAAGGCACAGTCCTGGAAATATAAATGTAATCCGCGTGAAACAATGTATGCGAGAATCGATAACTTACATATAGACGCTGTTAAGGCATTTAACTGTGTTTACAATAAAGGCGAACAGCCGACACGTAAAAGTTTAACTCGTGGATGGATAACCAAAGAAGAATCGGGGGAAGGTTATGAATCAATATAAAGTACTAGAATCGGAAAACTATATCTATAAGTATTTCGAACCTGAGAATCCAGAAGACATGGCGCAAATTTTACAGATCACTAAATCCGATGGATCCAAGAAATGGGTACGTGAAATCGATGTCTGGGATGATCTCGAAAAAGCCAAACCAGTTTTCGATGGTGACGATGTTGAAGATTATATTAAATAACAGGTTGACATATTATAAATATATTATATAATTATATCAGAAAGTCAGGAGATATAATTATGACAAACGAACAAAAACAATTCCAAAACGAATTAAAGCAAGCAATCCAACAAGTGTGTCCAGTTTTAACTTTCGAAAAAGAAGTTAACTGCGGCGACGTTATTGAATTAGCGGACCCGGAAAATTACATTA